GGAGGCTCGGGGTCGCTTGCTAGTGGTACGATTCCTCAAGTTGCAGGTATCGACATCTACAAGTCCACGAACATTCCTACGACTGACTTGTCTGCGGTTGCTACAGGCGACGGCGCTGCTTCCAACGACGTATTCGGTGGCAGTGGCTCAGGATACAACGGCGACTTCCGTAATACGGTTGGCATCGTTGCTCATCCTTCGGCTGTTGGTACGGTCAAGTTGCTCGATCTCGCTACCGAGTCCGAGTATCAGATCGAACGTCAAGGCACGCTTTTCGTAGCGAAGTACGCAATGGGTCACGGAATTCTCCGTGGCGAATGCGCGCTTGAACTCGTAGCGTAAGCTTTTTGGTTGTGTTGGAGGGGTCGGGGTTTATTCGTTTTGTCCTCGGCTCCTCCTCGCGACCAGTTTTTAATACTAACTAATTATCATTATGGCACTTACATCAAAGCTAGAAGCGGTTAACACGATGCTCGGAGTTATCGGAGAATCTCCCGTAAACACGATCAGCGGAAGCAGTCTTCCCGTATCCGCAGTCACGGCTTTGAACGCCCTTGATGAAGTCAATCGCGAGGTACAAGCCGACGGTTGGCACTTCAACACCGAGTTCGAATATCCGTTGGTAAGAAACGCGTCGAACAAATTCACACTTCCCAGCAACACGTTGAAAATAGACGTGCCAATCGACAAGTACACCGACTTGGACATCGTTCAGCGAGGAACTGCGTTGTATGACAGGAAGAACCATACCGACGTCTTCAGCGAAGACTTGGACGTCACTATCACTTTTGAACTCGAATTTACCGAGTTACCCCAGCAATTCCGTACGTATATCGTAATCAAGGCAGCAAGGAAATTCGCCAATCGCTTCTTGGGATCGCCCGAGATCGAAGCCTTTACGTTACGTGACGAGATTCATTCCAAAGCCACTGCGATTGACAGCGACTCGGAAAACGCGGATCGCACCATATTCGACAACGCCGACGTACTGCGCGTGATCGATCGAAGATCAATAGAAACAAATGCCATTAATCACCACGAGCGTACCGAACCTCGTTCAAGGGGTCTCGCAACAGCCTGACAATCTTAGACATGCAGGACAAGCGGAGTCTCAGACCAACGCTTTAAGCTCCGTAGTTGACGGCTTGACCAAGCGTCCGAATACCGATCACGTAAGCACGTTGTCCAGCGGTCTCAATAAGGACGCCAATGTCCACGTGTTTGATCGGGACAGTTCCAATCGACACTTGTTTATATTTGCAAATAGCGGTAGCGGAGATGATTACGTTGACGTTATTGCCAAGACGACGAGCGGCACGGACGTTCCCGTAACGATCAGCGCGGACGCGCAGGACTATTTGGATTACCACGCATATACGGGTCAAGTCGCCCCCAAATGGCACTACTCCGTATTGTCGGTTGCCGATTACACGTTCATTGCGAACAATCAAAAACCGATCGCGATGGACTCGCCCACTTCAACGGCACTTCCTAACGAAGCAATCGTGTTTATCAAGCAAGGCAACGACGCAGCTACTTACAACGTTACCGTAAACGGTGTCAAATCGACTTATGCTGTTACTACGTACTCACCAGCCCACAGTAGCGAGGGGATTGCATCAGCGTTAGCTACCGACATAGCCGCTCTAACTGGCGTTTCTTCGGCAACTGCCAACGGTTCCGCCATCAAGGTCGTGTTATCAAGTGATCTGTCCGTAACCGTTTCCGATTCACTTTCAAACACTGGACTGGGGTTGGTTTACAAGGAAGTCAATTACATCACCGACTTGCCAGCTTCGTGCTTTAACGGTCACCGTGTCAAGGTACGTGGTGATCTTGAGCTTTCCCAAGACGATTACTACGTCAAGTTCGTGACCAAGGACAGCGCTTCCTTCGGGGAAGGGGCGTGGGAAGAAGACATAGGATACGGGGTCACTACCACGCTGGACGAGGAGACCATGCCAGTCATAATGGTTCCCACGGCTTGGTCTGGAACGGTAGGAAGCAGTAGTATAACGGCTTATAAGATCGAATGCGCTGGCGAGACCGCTGACACCAACTCGTGGGTTAACAGACTTGCGGGGGACGTCGACAGCAATCCCAACCCGTCGTTCGTAGGTCAGAAAATAAACGACATGTTCTTCTACAAGAACCGTTTGGGCTTCTTAACGGACACCTCCGTAATCTTCAGCGAAGCCGATCAATATTTTAACTTTTTCAGAACGACCGTCCTGACGTTGTTGGACAGCGCTCCAATCGACGTCGGAGTCGCTCACACGAAGGTCACCAAGCTCAAGCACGCCGTTGCGTTCCAAGAGAAGCTCGTGCTGTTCAGCGAACAAACGCAGTTCATCTTGCAAGGTAATGACTTGCTCACGCCCAAGACCGTGAACATCGCGCCCGTTACGGAGTACGAAAAGAAAGCCTTCGGACGCCCGCTTGCGCTTTCCAACTTCATATACTTCACGTACCCACGAAGTGATTACACGGGAGCTTACGAATACTACGTCGATCAAAGCAGCGAGACTTACGACGCTACCGATCTGACTGCTCAAGTACCTGCTTACATACCAAGCGGTGTTTATAACTTGATCGGTAGTTCCAGCGAAGACGTCATAGTCGGACATGACGGTACCGATTTGTACGTCTACAAATTCTTTTGGCAAGGCAAGGACAAGATTCAATCTTCGTGGTCGAAGTTTACCCTTGCAAACACGATACGGGGAATAGCGATGCTTGAATCCGAATTATACGTATTGACGCACGACGGGACTGATCTGTGTCTTGAATCGATGAACTTCGCGCCTAGACAAACGGACGCGGGCAAGTCTTACAAGATACTGTTGGACAGGAGGGTTTCTGGGTTGGGACTGGGAAGGTCTTATTCATCAACTTCCAAGCTAACTACCGTTACTTCAATGCCTTACGACCCCGTGAATTGCGTGGCATACACAGGAGAAGGCGCGCGTTACGAGATTACTCGTACGTCCGCTACTTCATTTACGGTCAACGGAGACATTTCCACGGGAGCCTTTTACGTCGGTTTGGAATACGACATGGAATACGAGTTCTCCACGCAGACCCTCAAGCAACCTACGGAACGAGGGGGACGCGCTTCCAGTAACTTTACTAAGCAGATACTACGTAACGGAGCGGTCGAATACAGCGACACGGGACACTTTACCATCGAGGTAACCCCGCAATATCGGGATACTTATTCATATGCTTTCAATCCGTCCGTACTTGGAGCCGACTCGGTCATCGGGTCGCTCGTGCTGGACAACGGTTCGTTTCGCTTTCCCATTCATTGCAAGCACGACGACGCCACCATCAAGATCAAATCCAGTTCAGCCTTGCCCATGAAGGTACTGTCCGCCGAGTTCGAGAACTTCATTCATGCCCGTTCACGCAGATACAGCTGACAGAGCGTACGCAAAACCGTACGTTTATAGCGACTGCACCATCGAACAAGCCAACGGCGATTTGGAAGCTCCCTTGCTTTACGAGGACGTACGCATGGCTGACATGCTCGAATGCATCGGACTGGGACACCACCCCAGACTGGCGATAGAACAGTCGTACAAGACGTCTGCGGAGGCTTGGACGATATGGACAAAGGATTATCGCATGGTCGGAAGCTTCGGGGTAGCTGCGTCTCCCAAGCCGAACGTCGGGATCATCTGGTTACTCGGTACTTATCGTATACATCTGATACGCAAGACTTTCGTTAAGCACTCCAAGGACTGGGTAAGTCGTCTCATGGGCGAGTATGACTCCGTTACCAACTTGGTTTGCAAGGAGAACGAGTTATCCGTGCGTTGGTTGACGTGGTTAGGAGCCGTGTGGACGGACGTAGGAATCGAGAACTATCAACAATTTACAATCTATAAATAATTAATTATGTGTGATCCAATTTCAGTAGCAGTAGGCTCCGCTTTAGGCGCTACGGGAAGTACGGCTGCCATAGGCGCAGTAGGTGCTTCTACTTTGTTAGGCGTAGGCTCTGCGGGTCTGCAATACGCTGGACAACGCCAACAAGCGAAGCAACAAGCCCGTTACCAAGCGCAAGCAGCACAAGCTGAACGCCAACGGGCGCTACAGGAACAACGTTCGATCCGTATGCGACAAGCGCAGGAACAAACGGCGAGGAATACGGAGATACAACGGGTCGCTCAAAAAGCTAGAGAAGCAAGATCGACAGCTACCGTGAGCGCAGGAGAATCTGGAGTATCGGGGTTGAGCGTTGATGCG